GACCTTCTCCACCTCCGCACTGTCTGCTTCTGGTGCAATCACCTGGGGTGGCGGTGGTGTTGGCGTTGGCGCTCGCGAAGTTGGTGAGTTTGCCGGTATGCGCGTCATTGTTGACTCACAAGTCAACACTGTTGCACCTGGCACCTCTGGCCACCAGCGTGAGTTCTATTGCTACCTCACCAAGTCCGGCACCATCCTTGAGGGTGTGCAGCAAGATCTTCGGATTGAAGCTGACCGTAACGTGCTCTCCAAGCAGGATGTCCTGTCAGTTGATTACCACTCCACCTATCACGTGATGGGTACTAAGTGGTCTAACGCTGCTGACAACCCGACCAATGCCGTTCTGGCTACGTCTGGTAACTGGGCTGCTACCTACGACATTGATCTGATCCCCATGGTTCAGATGACTGTCAACAGCCCCCTGGATACCACCACCATCTGATCTTTCTTGATCAGAGCAAAGGCCCTACCATTAGGTGGGGCCACCTTCTTTTTGCGCTATGGCTGCCACGATCAACGCCACACTGAAGAGTGCGACAGCCAACAGCTATGTGACGTTGGCAGAAGCCAACACGTATTTTGAAACCGTCCCAAGCAGCACGCAATGGGACAACAAGACTGACGACAACAAAAACCGTGCATTGATTTCAGCCACACGCTGGATCGACACGTTGAATTTTTACGGTGATCGTTGCGATGCAAGCCAAGCGCTGAGCTGGCCTCGCAACAATTATCATGTGGATCGTGTTGAGCTTACTTGCTCTGCGATCCCAGAGGACATTAAATACGCTACTTATGAGTTAGCGAATGCGCTGGCTAATGACACGGACGCGATTACAGGGAATACCGGCGATAAGGGGTTATACGAGCAAGTCGAACTCGGTGATCTCAAGGTTAAGTACAACACTGCTAGTCAAGCTACCGGAACTGTTAATAACGTATTCGATATTTATCCTTGGCTTCAGTCTTATCTTGGGGCTTACTGTCTTGGTGGCAGTGGTTCTTACTCTGTCCGGGTTGTGAGGGGTTGAGATGGCACTACTCGAAGACATTTTCAAGGCGCTACCGCTCGAAATCCTGACGGATTTTGGTCAGGACATCACGCTGGTTAAGACTGTCACGCCTCGCACTTACGATCCAAGCACCGGAGATGTCACTGGTGCGGACACCACAGTGGTGACAAAAGGCTTTATCGGCAACGTTTCAAGTCGTGAGTCTGACGGGTTGTATCAAACGACTGACGTAAAAATCACTGTCAGCGGCGACGACCTGGACAATTACTACCCGACTCAAGCTGATCGCATCCGTTATACGCAAGGTGGAGCAACACGCGAAGCCAAAATTTTGAATGTGACGACGTATCGGGGTGAGGATCCACTTCTTCACATCATCATTGCGAGGCCACAGTAATGGCAAGTAGGCGTCAGCAGGTTAGTCAGTTGCCGATTGACATTCGAGAGCTGATCAATACAGCTGCTCGTTTTGCTGCCGTCGAGATTATGAATGATCTTGCTGAGGCTGGCCCGGAGTGGAGTGGCAAGTTTCAAGACAGCTGGGTTGCAATTCCAATAGGCACTGGTGCGTCTGGATCAACAGGAGGCGGCTATCCATATACATTGAACGACGTTCCAAGGCTGTCCACTTCGATTAAAGAAACTGCACGGGTTAAAAAGTTTGAGATTGTGAATACGCAGCCTTATGCAGAAATTGCTCTTGATTTAAAGCCAGGAAGTTTTAGAAAAATTGGTCGTCCAGCCGGTGAGGTTGTTGCTCAAGGTACTCGCCCCGCGCCTGGAATACGTGGTGATGTTTCTGGTGACGGAAATGCTGAAAGCACAGCGCCACTGGATTGGTACACCAGTTATTTGAACGGTGGCGGTATGGCAAGAGCCTTAGAAAAAGGCGTAACCTTTGGTTTTAGGAGCAAGCGATGAGATACCAAGCAATTCGTGCGGCTATTGAGGGTCCGATTCAGACAGCGTTTGGAGCACTTGACCCTGCAGTGCCTGTGTTTTTCGACGGGATTACTGCAGCACCTGCAAACGCAACTACTGAATACGTTCGAGTGAACGTTACTTTTGGTTTAACCACAGAAGTAACCCTGACAAGCAATCTTGATTTTGCGCGTGGCAGTGTAGTTATTCGTGTTTACAGCGAAAAAGGAAAAGGTCCTGCTAGAAATCAAACTTTGTTGAATACTGCAGTAACAACTCTGACCAGCTTGTCGGCTTCCACGAGAGACGATTCAGGCATTTATCTACGCCCTGGAGCGATCAACGGACCAACATTTTCAGCAGAAGAGACAAGCCCGCATTTTGTGGGACGAATCGACACATCGTTTACCGCAGAGGATCAGGATTAGATGTTTTGTTGCCTACGCGCTAAGCTGTATATGTCCGGGTTCCGCCCGTAAAGTCCACCATTCTCCGTTTTACGAATGGCTACCGTCCTTTCGGGCACCTCTGGAGCCCTTTATTACAAGCCTGCTGGCACTTCCGGCACTTTCAAGGCTGCTGACGTTACCAATGCCAGCAACAGCATCAATGTTGGAGCCTACCTGAACTTTAAGGTAGACGACAAAGTTTCGTTCACCGCTGGCGGTGGTACGCTGCCTGCTGGTCTTTCTGAAGGCACTCCTGTTTTCATTCTGACCTACACCGCTTCAACCGGCGTAGCCACTTTTGCTGCTACAGCAGGTGGTTCTGAGCTGGCTTTGACCGATGACGGTACTGACGGCACCAGCGACTTCACTATTAAGTTCAGCGAGTTTCAGTCAGTCGCAAACGTACGTTCCTGGTCATTTGAGGTGACTCGGGAAGAGATCGACACCACCAGCATTGGTGGAACGCTTGGTCAAACCGCTCCGTTCCGTACCTTTATTTCTGGTTTTGCGGATGGCTCTGGTTCTGCGGAGGTGTATTTCACTGATGATGACACCGCAATCGCCAGCCGTTTGATTGAAGACGTAACCCAGCGCAAGCAAGCTGGTGCAACCTTCAAGCTGTATATGGACACAGTGCTGTCCTCTGGTACGCCGGATGACACAAAGAGCCGTTCTATCGAACTTGAAGCTGTACTGACTTCTGCAAGCTTCTCCGTTACTCCGGATGATGCTCAGACCGTTTCGGTAAACTTCCGTCCGACCACTGCTCCTACTTTCGACTTTACCAAGAGCTGATTGTTGGTTGACAGCAAGGCCCCTGACATTTGTCGGGGGCTTTTTTAATGCTAATGTAGTAGCACAATCAATCGGATATTCATGGCACTTCGCGCCATTGATCGCCTCAAGAAAGCCGCAAACCTAGAAGCCGTTAAAAGGACCGTTGAGCTTTCAGACGGCAGTGAGTTTGAGATGTGGGTGACGCCGCTGACGATGGCTGAGCGTGAAAAGGCTCAAAAGCGTGCTGGATCGGATGATGCCAATGCTTTTGCGCTCCAGCTGCTGATCAATAAGGCTAAGGACGAAAACGGCGAAGCATTGTTTCTTGCTGGCGAGATCGACGTTCTTAAGAACGAAGTCAAGGACAAGGATCTGCAGTCTTTGATGCTGGCGATTCTGACTGACGACGAGCAAGAGGCTATCGACCCAAAATCCTGAGCGCCGAGCTTCGGAAAGATAACTGGTTGATGCTGCAGTTTGGCATCGCCAAAGAGCTTGGCATAACGCTGTCAGAGCTACGCGCGACAATGACAGCTGAGGAGGTTGTCGGTTGGAGCGCGTATTTTCAAATCTTGAACGAAGACCAAGAGAGGGAGTTAGCAAAGGCCCGCAGGCGCAGGTAGAGTATTGAAATAGGATTCGGTCGTTTTCTGTGGCTACTTACTCGGGGACTATCGACCTTCGGGTAACGGGCAATGCTGAGCAGAAGGCGGAGTTAATAAAAAAACGTATCAATGAAATTAAAGGTATTGCAAATAGTTTAAAACCTGTTCCTAATTTATTTGACAAAAGAGGAAACGATGCGATTGTAAAGGCAAAAGAAGAACTTAAAAAGCTTGTAGAGCAGTACGGCAAGGGCACTGGAACGGGAAATAGGTTTTCCAACACCATTGCTGGTTTAAATCAGCAGCTAAATGGTTTTAATCGAGTTCTCGGCAATGTAAATATAAAAAGCGATGAATTTGTTCAATCGCTTACGGCTTCCGAAAAGGTTTCTCGACGGCTAGCCAGGGCTGAAGCGGAAAGGCTGCAGGTTTTAAAGCAAATCAATACCGCTAACACGGTTGGCCGAGCAACGTCGGTTCAAGAGACGCTTGATCTAGGCAAGGTTGTTCCAAAGTCCATTGCAGGACTAGAGCTTTATCAAAGAGAGCTGCAGGATACACTGCGAAACGTGCGGATCGGTTCGCAAGATTATCAAGACCTTGCTCGTGCGATAGCTGACGTTAATAGGCAACTTGCGGTTGCTCAAGGGCAAGGCCCAATTCAAGGACCAGCATTGCCTGCAGGTTTTAATGAAAGAGGGCGAATCCCTGGGCCGAGACGTAGAGGAAGTCGTTTTCAGGATATTGCTACTGGTGCAGGTTTTCCGTTGTTGTTTGGCGGTGGCCCAGCTCAAGCGCTTGCTGGTGGTATTGGTGGAGCGTTTGGAGGACTTGGCGGATCTATTGCTGCATCAGCGATTGCATCTCAAGTCGAAGCGTTTGCGCAAGCTGTTGCAGTAACTGGGCAAGCGCTTAATTCAACGGGTGGAGCGTTGGACTTCATGCGTGAGAAGTCGTTGTTTAGCAAGGCTGAAATTGAAGAACGTGCAGCCAAGCTTGAAGAGCAAGGCAGAGTAGAGGAGCTAGCAGCTCTTCTTACTCAAGAGCTAACTGAAAAGATTGGCAATAATGGCGTTCAAGCCTTGCAAGATCTTGGAACAGAGACTGACGAAACAACACGTTTGTGGAATGAGTTGACCTTGCAGCTGCAGGCTCTTATTGCTGGTCCTTTGACTGACTTTTTGAAAATAGTCAACCAATTTTTAGGCGAACAAGGTAACAGGGCTCGCCTTGCAGCACTGCAAAAAGATTTAGCAGGAACAGAGGCTGGGGTTCAGCTTGCGGCGGAAATTGAACGTCTTCGTCCTACGAGTCAAATTCTTCAGCAAGGCGAGACGCGAACTATTAAAGGCGTTTTAGAACCGAAGAATGTTACAGCCCTACTGGAGAAGTTCACTCCAGAGCGTCCCCCTTCTACAGTTCGGATTCCTCAAACAGCTGCAGATCAGCGACGATTTACTGGTGGAGGCACAGCAGGCGACAAAGCTGCGCGTGAAGAGGCGCGTATCAAGCAAAGGTTGGCAGCACT